GGTAACAATGGTTCTGATGCTATAGGCGAAAGACAGTCTATACAGTTGCTTTATGGTATTCAGACAACTGATGGTGTAAATACAGTTAGCTTTTTAAACAATACAACAGATAGTCTATTCGCTATTCCTGATAATACTATAATGTACTTTCACGCTGACGTTATAGCTGTTAGAGTTGGGGGTACAGCAGCAGGTAATGTTGGAGATTATGCAAGTTTTGTTGAAAGAGGTGTTATTATAAACGAATCAGGAACTGTAACTATTAATAGAGAAACAGATTCAATTAAAAGTAACGGATCTGTTACAGGTTGGCAACCAACAGGAATAGTAAGTGGCACTAGCTTTGCTATGAGGGTTAAAGGAGCAACAGATATGACAGTAGAATGGTGTAGTAATATTACATTCACACAAATTAAAACAGGAGTAACTTTATAAAATAAAACTATGGCAAAGGAAGTATTAGAAATGGAAGTTAAGTCCAATATAGGGGATGTTGCAAAGGACACTAAAAAATTAACAACAGAGTCAAAGAAAGCAGAAAAAGGTGTTAGTGGTATTGGTACAGCATTTAAAGGAATAGGAACAGCTATTAAGGCAGCAGGAATAGGTCTTGTTGTTGGTCTTTTAGCAAAGTTAATGGAAGTATTCAGTAAAAACCAAACAGTATTAGATACTTTCAATACAGCGATGACTGCTTTAGAATTAGCATTCAATGACTTGTTTACATTTTTAAGTAATAATATTGGAACTATTACAGATTTCTTTAAAGATATATTTGAAAATCCTGTTAAGTCAATGGAAGATTTTGGAACAGCTATAGTAGATAATGTTATAGAAAGATTTATGAGCTTGTTAGATGTCTTTGGTTTTTTAGGTAAAGCTCTAAAAGAATTATTTGCAGGAGAATGGGATAATGCTATTGCTTCTGTAAAAGAAGCAAGTGTTGAGTTGGTTGATGTTTTTACAGGAGTAGATAATAGTGTAGAGAAAGTAAAGGAAACAATTACAAAAACCACAACTGCTATTATTAAATATACAAAGTCTACAATAGAACAAGCAGCAGCTACAACAGCAGCAGCAAAAGCTGCAATATTTGCAGGAGCAGAATTTCAAAAACTAAACGCTCAATTCTTAAAAGATGCTGAACTACAAAGACAAATAAGAGATGATGAAACAAAGTCTTTTGCAGATAGAATTGAAGCTAATAATAAATTAAAAGAAACTTTATTAGAACAACAGAAACTTCAAAGAGAACAAGTGCAAATAGCTATAACAGCTGCTGAAGCACAAGTTGCTCTGAATGCTAATGATGAAAACAAGTTAGCTTTAATGGAAGCTCAAAATGTTGAAAGAGAATTAGAAGAAACTATTACAGGACAGTTATCAGAACAAAAGACAAATGCTGTATCTTTAGAAAGAGAATTACTACAAGTTCAAAAAGAAGTAAGAGCAGAAGGTCTATCAGGATTAGAAAGGGAACTACAAGACTTACAAGATTCTTATGACTTAAAGCTAGAAATGGCTAGAAAGTCAGGTGTTGACACTACTGCTATAACAAAGCAATTTGAAAAACAAAAGACAGAAGTAGTACAAGCTAATCTAAATGAACAACTAAGTGCATTTTCAGGACTAGCAGGGGCATTAAGTTCTTTAGCAGGAGATAATAAAGCTTTAGCAGTAGCTTCAGCAGTAATAGATACTTATGTAGGAGCGAATAAGGCATTTGCACAAGGAGGAATTGCAGGATTTGCTACAGGTGCAGCAGTTATTGCAGCAGGATTAAATAATGTTAGAACTATTTTATCTACAGACGTTCCGGGTTCAGAAGGAGGAGGAGGTTCAGCACCTGCAGCAACTCAAACACCTGCACCTCAAATGATGTCAGGAGCTTTTGATTTATCAGGAGGAGTAGCACCTGAACCTGTCCAAGCCTTTGTAGTTACAGATGAAATGACGAATAGTCAAAACCAATTAGCAAATATTAGAAGAAGAGCAACAATCTAAAATCAAATAAACTAACTAAAAATCTATTATATACTATGCCTTGCGAAAAATGTGAAAACGGAAAATATAAATGGGGAAAGACAGGAAGCTGTAAGTATGACTCAAAAGCTGATTGTGAAGCTGACAATAAAGACTATTACGAAGATATGAAAGAAACTAAAATAGTAGAATTAGTAATTGCAGACGATAGTCAAGAATTAGCAATAGACGCTATCAGTCTAGTAACAAGTCCTGCTATAGAACAAGACTTTGTATTCTTTGGAAAAGAAAAGAACAACTTAACTTTTGCAAAAGTAGATGAAGAAAAGCGTATGCTAGTAAGTCCTGCTTTAATTCCTAACAAGCAAATATTTAGACACGACCCAAACACAGACTCAGACTACTATGTTTACTTTAGTCCTGATACAGTACGTAAAGCATCTGAGCTTTATTTGAAACATAACAACCACCACAAAGCAACGTATCAACATCAAGACAGAGTTTCAGGAATACTTACAGTTGAATCTTGGATTATTGAAGATACTAAATTAGATAAGTCTACTTTGTATGGCTACTCACTTCCTGTGGGAACTTGGATGGTTAAATTATCTATTTCAAATGATGAAATTTGGTCTAAGATAAAAGCAGGAGAATTAAAAGGTCTTTCAATAGAAGGCTACTTTACTAATAAATTTGAACAAATGCAAAAGAAAGAATTTACAAACGAAGAAGTTAAGACAGCACTAAAAGAATTGTTAAGTGTTCAGAAGGTTGAGTTAGGTGCTATTGATGACTTTAAGAAGTTATTTGAAAAGTCTTTAGATAATTGGGGTAATACTGCAAACAGTTTAATTAAAGCTATGTCTAAAACTCAACAGGACTATAAAGCACAAAAAGGAAAATGGGAGCAGGTAATTAAAATGGGTGAAAGTATAGAAAAAGATGCTAAAGATTTAGGTGTAGAAATACCTAAAACAGTTTTAGGAAATAAATTACTATCAGCAAAAGATTTTATAAAAGAAAGTCAAAAAATTAATCAAGCTATTGAGAAACTTTATAATATATTTTAATAAATAATATGAAACCAACACAAGAACAAATACTAAGTGCTTTAAACAAGCTAATAAGAGAAAACAAAACTGAACTTAAGACTGAGAAGGTTGAGTTGGCTTTAGTTGATGACTTAAAAGATTTGATTAAAAAAGGAACAACTATAGAAAAGAAACTAGCAGGACAAATAACAAGTTATAATGGTTTATTAAGAGCAGGAAGTGGATTTAAAAAGAAATATTCTGATTTAGTAAAAGCAGCAAAAGAATTAGGTGTTCCTGTTCCTGCTGAATTAAAAAAGCTTGAAGAAATAGCTGATGGATTTGAAAAGAAAGGCAACGCACTAAAAAAAGTATCTAATTTATTCGGATAATATTTAAAAACCAAACAGAACAATAACTATTCTATTATATAACAGAACTTAAAACAAAACTATGGATTTAAAAAATCAAATATTGGTAGCACTTGGTCTTGATAAAGGCGAAGATGTAACAATGGCTTATCAAGCTAAATCAGAAGACGGAACTATTTTCGTTTCAACTGCTGAAGAGTTAGAAGCAGGAGTAGACATATCAGTTCTCACAGAAGACGGCACGACAATTTTATTACCTGTTGGAACTTACAAGACTGATACAGGAGTTACTTTCAGAGTAGAAGAAGAAGGTATTGTTGCTGAGGTTATGGAAACTGAAACTGAAGAAGTAGTTGAAGAAGAATTAGCTGATGAAGATAAAGATTTAGCTGAGGTTGCAGACATTGAAGATTGGAGAGGATTAGAAAAGAGAATCCAAAACTTAGAAGATGCTGTAGCTGACCTTAAAAGAGATAAAGACGGAGGAGATGACGAGGTTGAAGAAATGGCTGAAGTAACTGAAGAGCCTTCTACTAATCCAAAATCTATTAAGACTACAGAAGTAGTTGAGTTCTCAGCAGAAGACGAATTAACAAAGTTAAAAGCTGAAAATGATAAACTAAAGACTGAATTAGCAGAATCTCCTGCATCAGCTCCTTTAGACACAAATAAATTTAGTTCAGAAAGAGCAACTCCTACTGCACAAGATTTTAGAAGAATGACTAATAAAGAAAGGTTCTTATATAACCTAAATAAATAATAAACAATAATTTAAAAAAACAAAACTATGGCAATTACAGTAGCTTCAAACTTTGCAGGTAAGGCAGCAGGATTCTACATCAGTGCAGCTTTAAAAGCATCAAACTCGTTAGACTATCTAACAATGATAGAAAACATTAAATTTAAGAGTAACATCCAAGCCTTAAATCAATCAGTAAATAGCGTTGTAGATGCAACTTGCGACTTTACAGCAGCAGGAACTTTAGCTTTAACTGAAAAAGTATTAGAGCCTAAAAACTTACAAGTTAATATGGATATTTGTAAAGAGACTCTACTTTCTTCTTGGGAAGCTCTACAAATGAGAGCAGGAGCAGGCGCACCACCACCTGCATCTTTTGATGATTACGTTATCTCTTATATGGGTGAAATTATAGCACAAGCAACTGAAAACTCTATTTGGGGAGGAACTGCTGTTGCAGGACAATTCAATGGATTCTTAGGAGCAGGAACAGGACTTTTATTACCAGGTGTTGATGCAACAGTTGTACAAGATGCAGCAGCAGGAGCATATAACGCAGGAACTATCATAGCAGAGCTTCAAGGAGCTGTAGCGTCTATTCCTGTAACTACTTTAGGTAAAGAAGACTTACATATCTATATGAGTCAAAGAACTTACCAATACTACATTTCAGCAGTATCTACATTAGGATATGTAAACGCTTACAATATGAATGGAGATTACGTACCAATGTTTGAAGGATACAAAATCGCAGTTTGTAACGGAATGTTAGAAAATGAATTAGTAATAGCTCAAAAATCTAACTTATTCTTTGGAACTGACCTTTTAAGTGATGCTACAAGAATCAACTTGATGGATATGGCTTCTTTGGATGGTTCAGATAATATCAGAATGGTTGCTCGTTACTCAGCAGGTGTACAAACAGGTACAGGAGCTGATATCGTAAGACAATCATAATTAAATAAATAATACGGAAGGAGGGGGTAAAACCTCTCCTCCCTTAACCTAATAAAACAAAAAATATGGCTTGTACAGCACTAACAAAAGGTAGGGGACTTGACTGTAATAGAATCAGTGGAGGAATAAAATTCGTTTATTTCGGAGTTTACGACCAATTTACAGCACCAATTGAAACAGTAGGACTTCCTGTTACAGCAGGAGAAGTTACTGATTTAGAAATGGGAGCAAATGACTTATACAGATATACTATGCCTTTAGGCGTAGCAAGTTTAACAGATACAATCGTAGGTAGTCGTGAGAACGGAACTATTTACTACACACCTACTTTAAGTGTTATCTTAAACAGACTTACAAAAGAAGACCAAAATCAAATAAAACTTTTAGGAGCGACTAAACTTGTATGCTTTGCACAATTAAATGCAACTTTACCTTCAGGAACAGATGTCATTGTTGCTTTAGGAGTTACTAATGGAATGGAACTTAATGCAGGGACTATGGATTCAGGAGCAGCATTCGGAGATAGGGGAGGTTATACTCTTACTTTTGACGGAATGGAAGCAGAGCCATTTCCAATGGTTGCAGATTACCCTATAGCAACAGGCCCTTTTTCAAATGCAGCGTTTAATTTTGGAACAATAGTAGAAGGATAGTATTATCTGTTTTCTTATAATCTTAAAAGGGTAGCTTAATTGTTACCCTTTTTCTTTTCCAAACAAAAACAGACTTTTTCTATTATATAGTATGATACAAGGATTCACAGAGACTAATATAAGTGCAGAACTGTCAACTGAAGACAATAGAATAAACACAGCAGTTGCTTCTACTCAGATTAGATTCTTAGTTAAGCTTATTAATGATATGGATGGTTCAGTTGCTTATTGCTACCCTAATTCAGTAATATACCCAAGATATACAGGAATGAGTTTTATTTATGAATCAGTAGTTGCATCAGTTGATTTTTATGCAGCTGAAATAAACCTTCTACCTGCAGGACATTGGAAATATGAAGTCTATGAAGTAAGTTGGATAGGAAGCGTTGTAGTGGCTTTAAATACAGCCCCTGATACAGAAATAGATATATTACCTGTTGCAGATATTAATGGAGTAGTTCAGGGGATAGTAACTAAGGGAATATTAAACCTAACAGAAAAATCAGGAACAGAACAAGTACAATACAATCAACACGAAGTAGCAGAAGGAACTAACTATATATATTACGGACAATAAAATAAAATTATGGCAATAGAAAACGTACAACAGCTCTTATCAGAGCAATTAGGAAAACATAGATGTGATGTAATTACTACAACAGCTATGACAGGAAAAGCATACTATGCAGTTTACTTTGTTACAGAAAGCGTAATAGCTTCTATAACTGCAACTAATATTCAAACAGGAACAGGAAGTGCAGCTGCAAGTCTTCATACGACTATCGCGGCAGGTACTACTTTATTTCTTACTGTAACAGCTATTACTTTAACAAGTGGACTAGCTATCTGTTACTACGACCAAGCAATATAATGAAGTTAGCTCTTGGAATGTCTTTGCCTTCAAGTAACAAAGGGGGTTTAACACCTACTCAGGTGCTTGTAAATGCTTTTAAAGCTAGAGTTATTGCTGATGGTGGAGTATTTGAAGCTAAGGCTTGTTTAGAAGCACAATTAGTAATATTAAATAATATACAATGAGTTTATTAGATGATGTAAGTATTGTAGTAACTCCTAATGGATATAAGGCAGGAGAACTCTATGCAGTTGTACCTGTGCCTACTGAGGGAGCTGAACTCGTAACTAATGGTGATTTTTCTGCTGATGCTAGTTGGAGTAAGGGTGCAGGATGGACTATTAGTAGTGGTAAAGCTAGTTCAGATGGTTCGCAATCAGGTAACTCGGAACTTAAACAACAAAATGGAGTTGCAGGAGTTAGTTTAGATTTACAAGTAGGCAAACAATATAAAATGGTAATTGATATTACTGTTAGTACAGGAGCTATTACATACATAGAAGTTGCAGGAAATACAAATAGTAATGACATCAATGCAACAGGAGTGAGTACATTATATTTTAGTCCAACTTCTACAAACGACAGAATTACTATTGCTGCAAATTCAACATTTGTAGGTAGTGTAAATAGCGTATCAGTAAAAGAATACACAGCAGCTGATATGGATGTTACAAGAGCAACAGCAGCTACAAGAGTAGATGAAGCAGGATTAGTAAATTATGCTGAGATTGTTTCAGATACAGAATTAGTTACTAATGGAAACTTTGCTAATGGAACTACTGATTGGTCTGCTAATGCTAATGCAACATTAAGTATAGACACAGGTAGATTGAAAATTGCTATAAGTGGTGCAGGTTCAGGTTATGCACATCAAACTTTTACAATAGAAAGTGGCAAACAATATAAATGTACAGGAACTATTGATTTTGGTACAGCATCTCAAATGAGATTTTATGTAAGTAATCCTGGTCAATTTTTTAATATAACACAATCAGGTAATTTTAATTTTACATTTACTTCAACAGGAACATCTACACAAGTTAGACTTTATACTTATGGTGATGGTAATTATGGTTTTTGGGATAACATATCAGTAAAAGAAGTAACAAGAGATAATGTACCTCGTATAGACTACTCAGGAGGAGGTTGTCCTCATATATTAGCAGAGCCACAGAGGACTAATCTTTTAACTTATAGTGAGGATTTTAGTAATGCAATTTATATAAAAGATAGCACTGTAAGTGTTGGTACTACAAATAATGTTTCCCCAAGTGGAGAATCTAATGCAACTAAAATAGATGTTACAGCAAGTGGTCGTATTTATTCAAATGTTACAACAGATACTTATGTTTCAAGTATTTTTATAAAGGCAGGAACTTTTGCTTATTTTAAATTAGCAGGTGTTCAAGTAGATTTAGTTGCTGAAACAAATGCAAACGGAACAATAGAATCTTTAGGTAATGGGTGGTTTAAAGTAGGTGTCAATTATACTGGGAATAGACCATTTCAAATTCAAGCATACCCTGATGGTAGTTATGCAACACATACAACTTTAGGTAATTATTTTATTTGGGGCGCTCAAATTGAAGCGGGTTCTTACGCAACATCATACATTCCAACATCAGGAAGTACAGTTACAAGAAACAAAGACCAATTCACAAGAGATGGTATAGGTAGTTTGATTAATAGTACAGAAGGTACTTTATTTGTAGAGTTAGAAAATATAACAGGTACAGATGCTACAAATAAAATGATTAGCATAACAGATGGTAGTTTAACAAATAAAATAAGTCTTTTTGTTTCTTCAAATCAAATAAGTGTAGAGAGTGCTGGTTCAGGAACAAATTTAGGTATTTATAGTAAAGCCTTGCAATCAGGTTTTAATAAAATAGCTGTCAAATATAAAGTAAATGATTGTGCTATGTGGGTAAATGGAACTGAATATACTGATACAAGTTTTGCTGCATTTTCATCTAGCACATTAAATGCTTTAGTTTTTGACAGAGGTGATGGTACGCAAAACTTATTCGGCAAAGTAAAACAACTACAAGTCTACAAGACAGCTTTAACAGATGCACAATTAACTTCTTTGACTTCATAATATGAATATATACAAATTACAATACGACTCAAAAGCAGAAGGAGATGCTGACTTACTTGCTAAAGGTACTTATGAAATAATAGAAGGCGAACAAGTATATACAAATGGAACTCAAGCAATAGTATTTTTAAATAAGATAGTAGAGATACCAGGAACATACGACCCTGATGGACACGAGATAACACCTCCTGTATATTACCCTGGAGTATTTTACGACCTAATGACTACTGAAGAAATTGACTTTGGAATAAACGAGTTATTTCCTGTAGATTGTGTACATTCGTTCTTGGGTTATGAAAAGAACGCAGAAGGTACAGATGTAGACCCTGATGAATTAATAATAGAATAAAATGGATAAGATAATTTCAGTAGATTTAAGCACCTCAACAGCTCCTCTAGTACAAGAGGTTAGAGGAAAGGATTACATTGAGTACGGCGACGCTAATGGCGAATGGAGAAACCTATACCCTCAGTTTCTTATTGACCTTTACTATTCAAGTTCAATAACGGCTGCGATTGTAAATGCTACTGCTGAAATGATCAGTGGAGAGGACTTAGTCATAACTGATGAAGATGATAGAGATGTTGAAGCTAGGATTAAGCTTCAAAACTTTATGAATAACGCTAACTCAAATGAAACACTACACGAAGTCTTGAAAAAGGTAGCATTTGATTTTAAATTACAAGGAGCATTTGCATTAAATATAGTATGGTCAAAAGACAGAACACAGATAGCTGAAATCTATCACATTCCGTGCGAAAAGATTAGATGTGAGCGTCCTGATGAATTTGGCAAGACTAGAGCTTACTATGTATCAGGAGATTGGGCAAACACAAGAACTAACAAGCCTTATAGAGTTCCTGCTTTTAATGTGAACGACAGAACTTCTCCTAATCAAATTCTTTACACAGGTCTTTATAGTCCTAATATGAATAGCTATTACACAGCCGATTACATCTCTTGTAATAATTGGGCGTTAATTGATTCTAAGGTTTCAGAGTTTCATCTTAATAATATCTCTAACGGATTCACAGGATCGTTTATGATTTCTTTCGCAAATGGAATCCCAACAGCTGAAGAGAGAAATCAGATAGAAAGAAGCTTAGAATCTAAATTTACATCAGAAAAGAATGCAGGAAAATTTGTCTTAACGTTCTCAGATGACAAGACTAGAGTTCCTGAAATAACTTCAATTAGTCCATCAGATTTAGACAAACAGTATATAGCTCTACAAGATTTACTTACTCAAAATATTTTAAGCGGTCATAGAATTACGAGCAAAACATTAATGGGCTTAGATAGTGCTAACGGATTCTCTAGTTCGGCTGACGAATTATTAAACGCTTCTAATTTTTACTTAAATACTGTTGTAATGCCATTCCAAGGGCAAATCTTAAAAGTATTACACAAGATATTCCAAGTAAACAATATGGATATGCCTGTTCAGTTTGTACAACTTAAACCAATTACAATTCAATTCGATTCTGAAACAATTAGAGATGTAATGACTCAGGACGAAATAAGGGAAGAAATAGGGCTACCACCTTTAGAAGGAGAAGTAGCAGAAGATTTTAAACAAGACTTTGCTAAAGTTGGTATGATAGACGGAAAGCCTGTTTATGACACCATAGAAGAAGCCTTAGCTAGTGCAAAGACTTTAGGGTGTGAAGGCTACCACGAACACGAATACGAAGGTAAGACAGTCTATATGGCTTGTGAAGGGCATAAAGAAGCTACAGAACTTTCTAAGTTCATTGAGGAGTTCGGAGAAGATATGTCTGATGATTGGGAATTAATAGAAGAAGAAGTAGTAGACGGAGAACATCAAGATTTTAATTATGAAGAAGTATTAAATGAACTAGCAGGAGAAAAGATTGAACTAGCTTCAACAGGTAGAGCTATTCCTAGTCGTAAGTCTGAACAAGATGGTATATCTAAAAAGTCTTATGATTACTTCAGAGTTAGATATGTATATTCTCAAGACAATTTCTTAACTAATAAGTCAGGAACTAAAAGAGAATTTTGCAGACAAATGACAGGTCAAAATAAACTATATAGAAAAGAGGATATTTTAAATATGAGTACAAAGGCTGTTAATCCTGGATTCGGTAAAGGAGGTGCTAATACTTACTCAATTTGGCTATATAAAGGAGGACCTCAATGTTTCCACTTTTGGAGTAGAAGAATCTTTAAGACTACAATAGGAGAATCTAGGACTACTAAGATAGAAGATGCTGATATGATAGGTTACACTAAAGCTAAGTCAGAAGGTTTTACTGCTAAGAAGAACGACAAGTTAGTAGCAACACCACCAAGAAAAATGAAAAATAACGGATACGTAAACGCAAGATAACTATGAGCTATGTACTATTTATATCAGAAGCTAAATTAAAGGACTCTACAGCAATTAATCTTAATGTAGATGTTGACATATTACTTCCATTTGTAAGAGAAGCACAGAAAATATATGTTGAGACAGCATTAGGTACTGACCTTAACAATAAACTAAAAGACTTGATTACAGCAGGAACAGTAAATCTACCTGTAAATGCAGCTTACAAGACTTTGTTAGATGATTATATTGGAGATATGCTTCCCTCGTATAGTCTATACCACGCTTTCAATTATCTTAGACATAAGGTAGAGAACGGAAATATTTTTTCCAAAACCTCTGAGACAGGTAATGCTTTAACTACCGAAGAAGCACAGAGTTTTAGGGAAGAAATTTTAAACACTGGTTCTTATTATCGTGAAAGATTAATTTCTTATTTATGTAATAACAACTCACTTTTTCCTGAATATAATACAAACACAGGTGCAGACGTTAAAGCTTCAAGAGAAAATTATTACAATAATATGAATCTTGAACGACCACAAAATCAAGGAACTAGACTTACTTTACAGAACTTTTTAAGCTCATCTGATTACTCATAATGAAGAAACACTACAAGCCAAAACAAATTAATATAACAAAGCTTAAATCCTACTTGGATAAAAAGCCTAATAATAAAACAAATGCAAGACAGCCTTCAAGTAGGACTAGCAAATAGTACAGCAATAGCATTCAGCCTAACTGAGTGTAATGAGCTTTTAACTTTTTGTTCCTTAATATTA